ATTCTGCACGTAGTTCTTCTGACGCTTAGTTGCCTGTTCAATCTTAGGGTCAGCACCACCTTTGAAGATAGAGAAGCAGACAGACTTACTTTCGTTGATCAGATATGGGAACATCGTTGCATCCAAGTCTGGTACGTGTGCGTCTGTAAGTGAGAAGATTGGGTAGGTTGTACCAAAGCCCCTGATCTTGCTTGCTTGCAGTGTGGTGTCCACTGTACTCTTGTGTGAGTCTAGGACAACGTAGTCATCGTCAAAGGATGTATATGTAGTAGGGTGACGATCGTTCCAGATGCGCAGGTTAGTGCCACCAGACTTGTCTGCCACACTGGTGACTGTTGTGCCAAGTGCTCTGGTGTCAACCATGTCCAAGAAGTCCTCAGGTTCGCACCAGCGTATCTCTCGGTACTCAAAAGAGGCGTCGTCGCTTACGTCATACCAGAGTTTCTTGACTGCCTTCACGTTGGCAGGGTATGAGAAGTGAGTAGGAAAGTCAGTGTCAGATAGAGCAGTCAGCTTCAAAAGGCTTTCGTGCTCTGGAATATTACGGGTTGCTATAATGTTGTAGAAGGTGTCTTCGACCACTTGTGCGACCTGTTCAGCTTCTACACTGTCAGAAATTGAGTTGACATCTTCGCTGTCCATAGATGACAAGATGTTCTGCACAATCTCAAGCAACGTCTTTGTCATTGCGGTCATCAGAGGTCTCCGTTCGTGTTCATCCCAAGATAAATAGCAGGAGCAGTAATACCTACGCTACCAGTGTCTGTAGTCAACCAAATTTGACCGCCATTGGTTACGAAGGTTGACAAGCAGAATATAGGGAATGCAATTGTGTAAGTCCACGGTGCTGTCTTAGCAGTGTCGAGAAACTTTGTGACAATCATTGTACCAGCCGCATGAGTGCTGCCAGCAATGTCAAGTTCCAAGGTCAGCTCTGTTGGTGAACCTGTCTTGGTTGTAATTGGTAAGTCCAGACGAAGATCATATGAGTCGCCAATGTTGATTGGTGTGACCTTATCGTTAGTTGTATCCCAAAGGCTACCTGTACCACGTATCTCACGGGGCAGATATGACTCTTCTGATGTGGAGCCTAGGCCGTCAATTGAAACTTTTGCGGGAGTAGTGTTAAAGGTTTGTTCTGAAGCGTTGTCTGAGTAGTAGCCCCAACCGCCGGGGACATAACTCCATGTACCAGAACCGGCACCATCTGCTATGTAAACCTTACCAACACCAGCTGCTGCTGCACCCTTAGGCTCATGAAGATACGGGTCTGTGAGGGTTGAGTGGTTGATATTAGCCATTGAAATCTCCAAGAGTTGTAATTAAAGGGGGCCACCAGTATTCCAGTGGCCCCAGTGTGCTTATTAGCTCCAGTCGATGTATTCAATCACCAACTTACCAGAGCCGGCGGTATGAACAGCAGTACCGTAGTTGAAACCAACATATGCGTTAGCTGCTCCTACGTTCTGCGTACCGTCAGCAAGAGCACCATCACAAACGACTGCAAAGTCATCTGCAAGGGCTGCGAGGGCGATTGCAGCATCGATGCCGTCTGCATCAATAGCAGTACCGGCTGAGTTATACAGACCGATACCCAAAGTAGCCGCTCCACCAGAGGTGAAAGCAGTGTCCACGATGAAGTGCGCTGAAACAATCAGAGCATCAGCAGGGATGAAAGCGTCAGTAGGTCCAGCAGCAGTGCTGTAAGATGCACCAAGAGTGGTAGCGTCTTCCAAGTCTACAACCAGAGCCTTACGGACACCAACAGCAGTTGAGCCGTTGGTCTGTACTTCACCCTGTTCTTCGTGCATAAGGACGGTCAAGCCGTCAGCGTTAGTCCAAGACATAATATTCTCCTTCTATGTCAAATTATACGTTAGTTTTAGAAACAACGCGAACCATGTTTTCAGGACGGTACAACTTCACGCCGTAACGTGCAGTCATGACATATTCGTCCCGCTGGAAGTCCTTGTTGTAGTCATAATCGACATCAGGCTCCTGACGCCATGCGCCCACGAATGGGTTAGCAGTCATGTCAGCAGAGAAGAACAAGTTGGCCTTACCATTGACAGAGCTGAAGTCTACGTTTGCGTCAGCAGCGGTAGGCAGAGCAGAGTCAGTGATGTCTTTCAGGTAGTTCGAGCAATATACGTCGAACCCATACACGTTCTTCAAGAAGGTCATGCCAGAAGCAATACCGTCAGATACGATGCCTTCCCAACGTGGGTTGTCAGAAACATTAACCAAGTTGGTCAAGGTGTTCAGAGTGAACTCAACAGATGGGTCAACGATAGCAACCAAGTTACGATCTGGAACATTAGCTTTCTTCAAAGCATAACGTGCACGGGCGAAGTCGTCTACTTCGATAACAGCGCCAGTACCACCAGCAGCCCAACGGTGTTCAATACCGTCGATTGCTTCATTGGAGTTAGCAGATACGCCAACTTCAGGGGTAGCCAGAGTAGTGGTCTCGAAGTGAGCCATGATCGCACGTTCCATCTCAGGGACAAAACGGGAGACCAGCTGGTTCATGTAGAATGCGTCCTGCTTAGCTTTCTTCGTGATGTAGGTTGCGCTGGACAGGTACTCATCGATCGTGAACTGGAACTCACCAGTGTCAAGAGGACGGTACTGGACAGCAGTATCTTCGGCATAGTCATCGACTTGCGCCTGACCAATCGAAGGAATGGTGAACGTATCGCCATCAGGGAAGCCGTCAAGCATACGTACATATTTCTGTGCAAACATTTCGTCGCGCAGGATTTCTTTAAGTTCGGCACTCCAGATTTCGTCGCGAATCAAGAGAGCACTATTGGTAGTGTTCATACCAGACATTGTTTTAACTCCATGTTAAAGGTTATGACATACCGAACCTTGACCCAAGTCTTTGACGGTCTTCAGCCATCTGTTGTTGTGTCTTGGGGTTGTAGTATAAGGAACGGTCTTTGCGTCGGAGGTCTTGGTAATATTTCCAGTCCCTCTGACCTGTGGTTTGTGCACCAGCTGCTTCGGTACGAATGCTTCCAGCGGTCATATCAACCTTGGTAGTCTGCGCTTCACCAATAAGGGCCATGAAGGCGGTAGGACTTTCGGCGGCTAACTCCTGCATTCGGGTCAACGGCAATCCAAGTTCTGCGGCTTTTTGCTTCACGATGTTATTAGCTTCAGCTCCATATTTATCAGCCAACGACTTGTCAACTGATGCAATGTTCTGACTAACGGTAGCATCTTTCTCTCGCTTAGTTAGTGCGTCTTCAACAAGGGCTTTCAGGTCGTCCTCACTAATGGCCTGACTGGTATCGTCGGAATTAGTGCCGCTATTATCGGGTGACGCTGCTTGAGGTGTTTCCTGCGCGGGTACAGGGTCCTTGGTCTCAAGAGTTTCAAGTAGCTTAGCAGCATAGTCTTGCTTAGCTAGGTCCTGACGAAGCTCTGCCAACTGTGTCTCTAGGGACGCAATATGGGTATCGGCTTCAATCTTCCCCTTGGCAATAACCTCTGGGTCATTCCAAGTCTCTCCACGGTCTTTTACCAGCTGCTCAATGTACGACGTGGTTTCTGTGGTCGCACCGGCCTCTGGGTTGTTTGTAGTCTCTTCGTTTGCGGGGGTTGCCGCTTGTTCGTCAAATACTGACATTACTTGTCCTTTTGGTTAAGGTCTATAGTTTCTAGGATGTCGCTGAGAGCACGGTTGTACTCATTGGCAGCGATCTGCTTGTATTCCCAGCCGGGGCCATACTCACGTACAGCCTCCTGCTTGGCGAATTGGTCTAGGATGACTTCCCTGAGGTCGTCAAAAGCGTTACGGTAGGTCAAAACCTGAGCCTTACGCTTCTCCTTTTGTTCTTGTGTTTTGGTGTGGCCTTTGAGCCAGTACATCTTCATCAGACGCCTTCCTCCACTGCCATTGCTTGCTGTTCTTCCTGAACCAGAGCAAGTTCTTGTTGGAACTTCTGTGCATCTGCCTGTTCAGAGATAGCAACATTCTCTTGGAACAAATCTTCCTCTCCAAGTTCATGTGCCATTAGACGGGCAAACTCTTTACCTGACAAGTGAATAGACACTGTTGGGTCACCAGCCTTGATCTGCCACAACTGTTGCAGCTGCTGGACCCTACGAGCTCTCTCAGCGAAGTGACGTGCACCCATAGGCTCAATTGAACCCTTGCCGATAATGTCCTCTTTAGTGATACGTTGGAAGACCTGTGCTCCGCTGTCTTCATCGACAACCTCAATCATGTCTTCAGTATCAAGCAGACGTGCAGCCATAGCCAACATATCATTCAGCTGTACTTCAATGAACATGCGCTCATAGTGAGCAGTCTTGTGTTCAAAGATACGGCCAGCACTGTTCTGCAGGGACTGCACTTCAAAAGCTGTCTTCTCGCCGGGGGTACGAATACCCATAGCTTGCTTAGGTGCACCTGCCAGCTCTTCCATTAGCTGCTGTAGCTGATTGATCTGCATGTCAGCCTGTAGGGCAGTAGCATCTGGCTGAAGGTAACCAATGTCACCCTCTTCACCTAGGTAGATACGTGCTCCCGGCTCAAAGTCGAAGTCCTCAACGTCACCCTTGATCTTCAGGACAGGATACGCGATCTGGTCGAACACGTCAGCCTTAAGGTTCTCAAGGTGATCAATACGGTACTGGAGGCCGATAAGGTTATCCAGTGGACCCATTGCAATAAGGTTGTCAGGACGTTCACGCCAGCCTACGTGGTGGATAGGAGCTCTACCGTGCCACGATGGGTTCTCTTCGTTACCTACAACATACGCACGGTCAATGATCGTGATCTTACGGTCAGTCATGAACTCACCGTTTTCCTTGTTGTACATATCACCGTAGAACGTCAGCACCTCAACGTAGTCGCTGTTGTAGTACTGCTGGATGTTAGAGAAGCCGTCAGCTGTGAAGCCTTCGCCCTTCTCATAGTGTGCGTCTGTAGAGCGTACGTGCGCCCGTGCAGACATTGTTCTCTCAAATGCTTCCTTGAACAGGAGGTTGCCGTTGTGGTCAGCTTCCCTCTTCAGTTCACCAAGGGTCTTAAGTGACCGGACGATCTTTGGGCTGTCAATGAAGGTTGTGGCAGCAGGGTTAAACATGATGTCATAAGGGCTGATACGGCAGAGCATAGGGCCCTTGTACCGCTGGTGTACTTCACCATTCTCCATGACGCTGTAGTCGTCTACCCACTTGATCATTGAGAAAGCATTGCCATACAGGATGTAGTCTCTCAGCAGTTCATGGTGCGTCTGTACGAACTTGGACTGCTTGATCTTGGTACTCATGTATCCCTTGATACGCTTGGTCTTATACTGCTTAGCATCTTCCATGCTGGAGGCTGACCAACGTACCCAGTTAGCCTGAGGGAACAGGGTTGCTGTATAGTTTGCATGTAAGTTGTCAGCAATCTGTGTCAGCTTAGGTGTAGTGGTTGTGTTAGACCAAGGCAAGATAGCATTAGCTGTGCTTGTGGTGTCCGTAGCATATACGTAGTTACGGATTTCCTTAGTCTGGTCAGTCCAGTTCTGACGTAGCATACGCCACTCTGTCCACTGGTTGCCAATCTCTACCGCCAGCTGGTCTGGGGACAGAAGGTGCTCTACATCAATTGTCGTTGTCATTATCTGCTCCCTGCGCGGAATTTCGAGTTAGCCCACACAATGTTTGATTTCCGTTCGCGTCCTAAGGACCTTGTTGGTCTGACTGCCATATCAACAGCTGAAGCCAGTGCATCCTTCACGTCATCGTGAGGCGGGTTACGCATACTCAACTCATCTTCCAGATACTGAGTATTGCCACCGCGATAATGCCACATCTGAAGATTGTCATACCTAGGCTCCAAGATCGAACTGATGCGCTCTTCTTTGTTGCCCTGTTGTTTGTTAGGTCGATACTCTTCAATAGCAAGAGATAGCCCATGTGTCTTAACCTGTTCTTTGAGTTGTTTCACAATAGCCATCTGGGCTACAGTTACCTCAGCCCTCATCTTACGAAAGAACCACTTGGTGTGAGCATCGAAGATATGTTCAAAGTAGTCTGATA